CACGCAGGCGATGATGGACTACCACAAGCAAGGCTTGGACAGCATTGAGTTTTTCAAGCAGAAATATGGAGCGGTCGAGGCCGATGAGCGCAAGAAGTTCATCAACACCATGTTCGGCCTGCTCAACAAGAAGGAGCAGGCAGTCCTCAACCCCATGCTTCTGGAGGATGGCATTAAGAGCAAGGACAATGTCTACCGCACCTACCGCGCAGATCGCGTTAGCAAGGCAGTCCCAATGGCCCCAGAGGAGTACGCAGCAATGCCGTTCAGCTACGAGGCAGTGAGCCAAGTCCGCATGCCAGAAGCCCAGCGAGCGATGCCAGAGGGTATCTCCCCAGAAGACCTCAACCCCGTAGCCAACGCACAGGAGGCTCAAGGACGATGGGCAGACGGCAAGCAGATGTTTGCTATCAACGAAATGGATGAGAAGCTGATTCCCATCACATCCAAGGCGATGCTGGAGTCGTATCCTGCGGATGCTATTGGGTGGATGGAGCCAGAGGCGCAAACCCGCTTCATGCCAGAGGGAGCAACTGAGCCGTGGCGTATGACTAAAAAGGAATTTTTCCATCCGCAAATTTCCCGTAAATTTATCCAAGCGGAATCAGCGAAAGATGGCACGATTATTGGCACTATTGGTGATGTGGTTCACGGAGAAAAAACAAGAGCTATTCTGTCACCAGTATTGGATGTTCCGATAATGATAATTAGAACTCCTGTTCAAGAAGGTAAGAAAATTGTTGCTGGAGATAAATACGATTTCGATGGGGCATCTGGAACATTCCAAGGGAAACCTACTATTTTCATTAACCCTAATAAACGCATGGTTGGCACGCTTTGGGAAGAAGCGGCTCATCAAATGCGAAGGGCTAAAGGACGCAATATTCGCAAGGCAGATATACGCAAAATTATTGATGATGATAGAGCCTTTGAGAATGAATATAAAAATGACCCAGAAGAGATTTCAGCTAAAAAGCTTTCAAATTATTTAGGATCTTTGGCTAGCAAAGAAAAAAGCCATAGGGAGATAGTTATGAATGCAGTTGAGGCCGGGTTACCTGTTCCTAAAAATGTTCTATCAGAGTATGGTGTTACAGAAAACCAGACTGGTCAGATGCGGTTTATGCCAGAGAAAGATGTGGATGGCGACAAGGGGGTTAGCGCACCAATTGGATCTTTGGGTGAACTCAGAAAGAATGTTGAGATTAAATCATCCAATTTGCCTACCGATACAAAAAGTGTTCCTAAGTTTGTTGCTCGAACTGGCAAGGATGATCCTTGGAAAGTAATGGATGGGCCGCTTAGAATTTTAAAAGGAAACTATCTAACCCCGTTGCCAAACATTAAGGTTGAGAAAACAAAAGACTTTTCGGTGCAGAATCAAGACCTGATAGGAAACGCATTAAGTGCTTCTCAAGCACCATCCAATGATCCTAAGGAGGTCAAAAAGCAACAGGTCGCAGCGGCAAATGTTTTGGATTCTTTGGAGAAAATCAATTCTGCCGTTCAAGATATAGAAAACGACCCGTTTAAGTTTGTAGATACTCGCGGGTATGCAGAAATAATGAAAAAATCTGGCGTAGCTGGAGATGTGTTAATTCCACCATCGTCATTAAGAATTATGTTAAATGACCCAGATGCCTTTGCCGCTTTGTTAAGCGGTGGTTATCATGGAGACAAAACAGTACCCGGCATTCGTGAATCTGCTATGTCTGGATTGGATGCTGTGGTTGAAATGCGAGACCTTATTAAAGGTAGACCACCAGAGTTAATTACAGCACTACACCACCTTTGGGGTACGCTATCTAAACAATTACCACCATTACAACAAGAAGCGTTGTGGATGAGAATGATTGTCAACAAAAAGGTCATGGATCAAATCAAGGCATCCATTGATGGCACATTTAACTTAACTCCAGACCAATGGAAAAACATCGTTTCTAGTGCTAGGACAGAAACCGTTGGCACATACGGGAAGCTGGGTGAGAACGCTACATCTAATGCTAATAGCTTCTACTTGATGCTAAGTAAACACAATGGAAGATGGAATGAGGTTTCAGATGTTTATCAAAATAGCGATCCAGTAAAAATGCGATACGCATTTAACACGCTTGGTCACGGTGCAACTGGCATTAAGAATAAGGTGCAAAGCTTTATTGGACTTACATTTGGCATTAAGGGAAATGTGCTAGATAGATGGAGGTTTGTTGACATGTATCTCGATGATGCAATGAAGTTAACTGGAGCAAAAACACCAAGAGAATACTTCAAATACGAAGGCAAATCCAAAAATGTTCCAGTTGATAAAATTGGAATTTACAAAAACTATGGAACTTTAGAAAATAACCAGTCATTGTTTAGCTTGATGCTGTATTCTGCAATGGATAGAGTTTCTCAAATTGCGATTGATTCGTCTCCCGCAATGCAGAAATTGCTTGGAAATCACGCCGACCCCGGTGGGTTGCATTGGTTGTCTTGGAATGCCATTAAGAACGAGGCAGTTGGTCATTCATCCCTTGACATTACCAAGAACTTCATAAAAAAATACGCCAGTGATGGTGACTTTTCTAAACTAACCTCTGACAACTTCTTGAAGTTTGTAAACAATACTGAGGCTTTTGTTGAGGGTACATCTGGTGCTGGAGATGAAATTACTCGATTGACTTTGAGTAATGGTGTGTTTAACTATTCAAAACGATGAACTTATTCCCCGGAGATTTTACCGACGACATTGATGACTCTTCTGAAATTATTCAGTTAATGATTGAAGAGGCAGAGAAAAACCTTAAACGCAAACTCACCGACAAAGAAAAAAGCGACATCATCAAGTCTATTCGCAATCCGAAATAACCAATGAGCGAGAAACTAACCGCAGAACCAGATCAGGAATGGTTCGCAGAGGTCATGCGTCGAGCCGAGGAGCACGGCAACAGGCAGCGTGTGGAGTTCTGGAACCCACAGGCGGCGGCAAAGTGTCTATGGCTACTGGCGCAGGGGAAGAGCATCAAAAGCACCTCCGAGATCACCGGGCTTGCCCGTGACACCGTGCGGTCGCTCATGTGGCGGCATTCTGACACTCTGGAGACGAAGCGGAAGGAGTTCAGCCAGAAATATGCGATGGCTGCTGAAACCTACACCGACTTGCTGTTCGCGAAGGCAGACCAGTTGTCCGACGATCCCGAACAACTCAAGAACATCTCCCCCGACCGACTGGCGATCACCGTGGGAGTTTTAACGGACAAGTCCATGCAACTCTCTGGCATGGCTACTGCGGTCGTGGAACACAGGCAGGGTGCATCTATCGACGATGCCGCCAAGATGATCGCAGAGGCTAAATCTCGCATCGCTAGCAAGGTGAAGGCGAAGGCAGTCGAGGCTGAAATAATCCAATGATACAAGAACCAGAATCCAGACACGCAGACCACCTCAAGGACGGTGGCAACCTCGTTCGCCACTACATGGTCGAGCATGACGGCGTTCAGCACAAGTGCCACACGCTATCCTACGCCTCGTACTTGGCCGAGAAGTTCAACGCCAAGGTTTGGAATGTGGTGCTGGGGAAGCACATAAAGCCATTGATAGGAGTCTGTCAGCACTGCCAGAACCGCAAGAAACACCGCGAGCTTCACCTTGTGGGCGGCAACCGTGGGTCATTTCCACCAGAGGACGACACCTTTGGGTGTGATGATTGCGACAGCGTCTACCATATAAAGGACATCCTCATGGAAACTGGCGCATACAAGACTAACCCATGAAGTGGCGCACCCACCAGATCCTTTCCCCGCCGACCGATGAGGAGATTTCCCTCATGGAGCCAGAGGAGCTTATCGAGCTTCACAGGGTCTACCACGAAGCTGTAGACAACGCTGAACGCGACCCATACCGCTTTGGCTTCCGACTCCCCCACTGGGCGAAGGCAGAGGATCAACTACAGGAGGTAAACGAGATTGTGGCACTAGGCGGCAACCGCAGCGGCAAGACGCAGTGGGGCGCATTCTCCGTGGTGCGTGCTGCTATAGAAAACCCCAACGCCGAGATAATGTGTTTCGCACAGACTTCCGAGGTCAGTATTCGCCAGCAGCAGAGTGCCGTGTGGGACTGGCTCCCAGCCGAGCTACGCACGAAGCAGACATCCTCCGGGACATACATTTCCTACACAAAGAAGAATGGATTCACCGACTCATCGCTCATCCTACCCAACGGCTCTCAGATCATATTTAAGACCTACTCCCAGTATCAGAATAACCCGACCATCTTGGAGGGAGCGGAGTTGGGTTCTAGGTCTCCTAATTGGCATAATGTGGGCGTGTGGCTGGATGAGTATTTGCTTGGCCCTGAGCTTATAAACACCCTGCGGTTCCGACTGGCAACCCGCAACGCAAAACTGTTGCTGACCTTCACCCCGATTGACGGGTACACGGAGGTGATCAAGGAGTATTTGGATGGAGCAACCAGCATAGAGAGCCGCGAGGCTGAACTGCTAAATGGCGAGCTTGTCCCCTATGTGCAGAGGAGCAAGAAGCGCAATGCCAGCGTCCATTATTTCCATTCACAGGACAACCCTTTCGGTGGCTACGAGCGGATTAAGGAGACTTTGGTTGGTAGGCCTAGGGAGGAGATCCTAATTCGTGCGTACGGGGTTCCGGTTAAGTCCCACGCCACCAAATTTCCAAAGTTCAACAAGGAGGTAAATGTGGTGTCTCCCGACACTATTCCAACGAAAAATGTGACGCGCTACCATATTATCGATCCTGCGGGAGCGAAGAACTGGTTCATGGCATGGATTGCCGTGGACGCGACTGGAACATTCTGGGTCTACAGGGAATGGCCGGGTGTGGATGTAGGTGACTGGGCAGAGTGGCGCGGCGGCAAGTGGGTTGCAGGAGAGGGAGCCAAGGGGCAGGGCTACGGCATCCGCGACTATGTGGAACTCATAAAAGATCTAGAGGGTGATGAGGAGATCATGGAGCGTCTCATTGACCCCCGACTTGGGGCGGCAAAGTACCAGTCAGCAGATGGGGCGAGTAGCATTATCGAGGATTTGAACGACGAGGGCATCGTGTGCATACCCGCCCCCGGCTTGGAAATCGACGATGGGTTGCAAGCTTTGATCGGGAAAATGTCTTGGAATG